CTCCACACGGGGGTTACCCCCCCACCAATAGCTGAGCTATTGGTGCCAGGTTACTCCGCGCATCAATACGGAGGAACCAACCTCGGCTTTAGTGTTACGGCGCGAGGACGTCCCGAACGTTCCAAGTGCTCCTCGTCACCGGGTGGCAATCCGGTGTCAAGAAACGCAGCCTCCTTCGGAGGAATAGGCCGAGTCTCAAGAAGAGTTAAACACTTGAGCAGAGCGCCGTATCCGTCCAGTTTACAAACTGGAGAGATACCCGTTATCACCATAGCCTTGACAAGAGGCTTATGAAGATTTCGGTCCCACTTAGTATGGGTCTCTTTCGAGATATCCAAGTAAGTGTAGCGCCCTAGCCCTGGAGAAGTATCCTTCACAACAGGCCAAGGAATTAATTCCTCAAGCAAGTTGTCAAGATACGCAGCAGACCTCCACAATCCAGCCTGGTATAGCTGGTTGCGAAGGGATGCTGTGGATATCAACTCCAGAACGTCCGTCCGTCGTGTTGGGAGCATTCTACGAATCCGAGTGATGGAAACATCCTCACCATCGTAGTACTCCTTTCCGCAAGACTCCCGGAACTTGCCACTCCAGAAGCTCTTGCCAGAATTTACTCGAAACCCAAAAGCTTCGAGTTCTCTGACGACGGAAGACACGTAATCTACAGGAACGATTATATCGTCCCCGTAGACGCGTACCTGACCCTCGAAGGATTTAATATCCTTCTTGGTAATTGGGCGGTTGAGCACTCTCTCGATCCCTAAGAAGATAACCGTAGCAAATACGATTGCTTCAAAGGGAAAGCAGAGTGCTGAGCCCATAGACGCGAACTTGGCTAAACGGATTGTCTGGGAAGACTTACCGTAATAGCCAGGCACATCAGCCTTCCGTGATCTGCTGGAATCAACAGCATCCGATAGATGCGGAAAATTCCTAAGGAGACCACGTACATGCTGATTGGAGACACGATCAGATGCCTCGCTCAAATCGAGCGTAGCGAGTTTCCCATCACGGGACCCTCGTTCTGCCATCCTCTGATTAGGAGTTTGGTCAGAATATCTGATGAGCCAACGGGAGATGTCATCCTTCCGAATGGCTTCCTCGATAGCACGTCGAACCGCCTGCTGTGCATACTGCATCGCAGTTGGCTCGATCGCGATAATTCGGGGTGTCTTCAGCGTTTTAGGAACAGTAACGACCCTTACAGGCCGTTCGTTCCGGGGCTCGAGATAGTTGAGAGGGTTGAGGTCGAGAAAATTAACCTCATTGGTAGACAAGTAAACCCAAGATGGGAAGCTCGTCTCCAACCTGGTTGGCCACTCGATCTGATTCCACTTCTGGTTACCCAGAAGTCGATCAGCAGTGGAGCCAGGACCATGTTGCGGAATCAGGTTCTGATAGTAGATACTTTCATCTACTTCAGAAAAGAGACCTGACCATAGCAACCGACCGATGCGAAGGAAGTCATCGAACCTATCGGGTTCGATGGACGCATCGGATTCTCTCACTATCTGCTCACACTCGATGTACTTCGCAATAGCACTGTCCACCCTTTCGGGGGAACAGTCGACGAGAATCTTGCTGAACATCAGAGTAATCTGACGAACCGCGCGAATCGCGTCGATGCTAGGTGCATCGAGCAACTTGCCCGTGTCACGGTCGAAGACAAGGCGAAGGAAACCCGAGAGAATTCTCGGGAGACCGCCTGTTCTAGAAAATCCTTGGAACAGGTCGTCGCTGACATAACCTTGGTCAAGACTTTTTTCGAAGTCCTTTCCAAAGTTAGGAAGGGTTATCGTTAAAAATGATAACCCCTCGTCTTCAACACGACTCTTGATCTTTTTGAGGTCAAGAGCGGTACTCGTGCCACACAAATCCCCCATTTCTTGGAGGATTATCTGCAGGAACAGGATCAGGCTTTTCATGGCTCCCTGCTTTCAGGTGGGCCATCCTCAGCCATGTCTTGTTTTAGCTGACCCGGTTAATGAGTGGTGTGTCGTATCCTGTCGAAAGACAGTAAACGATAACCACCATCACCACGATAATGATCGCAAGTCTCACCACTTGGATAAAAACAAGCAGAGAGAAAAGGTGCCTAAGAACTTTAAGCTCCTTTAAACCGCGATCATTACCATTGCTCAGTTCTCACCACCCAGAAGCTGGGTGACCTTTGCACCAGTAGAGGCCGCGAGGTACGCAACAAGTGCGTCCACAACGTCCTTTGCCTGGGCAACCGTGTAGCCAGTCGGAGGAACGTCGATAGAGCAAATCATGCTCATCGAGAACTTCTGATTGACAGACGGCGCAAAGGGATCTGCCGCAACCTTTGCATGGTTGAGGCGGATCGTATGCCTGTTCCTACGCCCGTAGGTGTGGGAAACAGACAGTGAGACCAGTCCATCGTTGGTCTGAAACAGACCAGCGTTTGGCCCCGAGGAAACCCGGGGCATGGACTGAGCGACACTAGCGATAGTGACGCTCTGAGGATCGGCGAAAGACACAGCACTATTCCTGACTTTTTGAGGATGGTGCGAATTGGTACTCATCACACCGCCCTTAGGAGATTACCTAAGGGATCGTGCACCTGAGCCTTTTGTAAGGCCCAGGGCTGTGAGAATGGACCACTGCCGATCCGTGAAGGAATTCGGGTTCAGTCCAAAACCGTAAGGGCTAGCCTTTATACGCTGCTTACGCACAGTGTGGTAAGTAGTTGACAAAGGCCCACTCTGCTCACCCAACATTGAGGTGATACCAGGGTGGATATGGGTATCCTTGACAGTGCTCTCGCACATCAGATATCCATATCGTAGGACAAGGCTATCTTGGGCAAAGGCGTTAACGTTATGAATAATTGTATTCAAATCGCTAAACCAGCCAAGCAGCCAGCTCCATGGAATCAATTGCCAGACAGCCTCGGGGTCCAATCCGAGGCCGGTGAGATGATCAATCTCACGTGCATATCCCTCTATATTGGCCATGAACTTATCGTCCATGTTGATATAGTAGGAATAAGCGCCACTGAACCAAATCTTATGAGATGTTTCAGTGACTCTGGTAATTGGCCCAGTCCATTTCGTCAGATTATTCGTCCACGAGGGCGTATAGGGAGAGACATTTACGACTCTCCCCGTTTGAACGCTACTCGTGGTCGTTTTAATCGTCGGAAAGGAAAACCTCCTCCGGACTTGACGTCCAGAATCTCGCCTATACTGATCAAGGATCTTTTTAGAATCCCTGATAGCAGCTGCTGCCTTACCGATATCGGAGCCCAGCGGTGCAAGCCCAAAGTTCCAATTCAAATGCTCGTGAGCCAATCCGGTTATTAAGCCGATTGGCGAGAGCTTCGAATGGAGCAAAGCTTGTCCTACTGCGCTGGGGAGCCCATCTAAGATGAGCTCTCCTAAGTCAACGGCGAGAGAGGAAAGTGAGTTAGTGGGTATCGTTGCCGCAATCGCACTAGCCCCATAAGTACCAAGGGCTGGAGGCGAAACAGGCGGATACACACTGGTGACAGGAAATTCTCCAGAGGAGGATCCCTGCCACACGATCAGGGGACCCCGATACGTACCAGGGGAATTGGTGGAATTATTACCAGTCACAGTAAATCTAGTGTGACTAGTTTCCATCCAACTCTTGGTAGTATCGAAGGTGTGTCCTGTATCGTATCCAGATCGGTTCTCACGAACCTCGTTGCCCATCCTACGGTAGAAATCTACCATAGAAGTGGCATCCGAGAGGTTACCCTCATCTGGAACAATCTCACTTTTACTACCACGAAAACTCGTGGTAGTCTGGGTATGGCCAGCAAAGACGCCATTATCGAACGAATTGTTCGAAAATTGGCCTGTAGGGCTCTGACGATAATCGAAGCTCAGGATCTTAGGATCCTGGGCAACTTTTCTCGTCTGAGTTACAGTGCTAGCCATAAATGAAGCTCCCTTAACGGTTGATGCAGAGCAACTGGCTGTTTACCAGCA